CAAGTTTTATTTTGATCAAAAATAATTTGCTGTTTTTTTCAATTTTATGTTGCATTCCAGCATGATTATGATATACTTATTTATGTTGAAAGGTTGCTTAACCATTCAAACAAAAACAAAAAGGAGCGTTCGATCATGGCAGAAAAAATGATTACTCGTACGAAGCGAATTAATCACGTTCATGTTTACACAGTTGAGATGAAGGACAACAAACCTCAACCAGTTGATCAAGGTATCGTTGATATTACCGGTACCTATCACAAAGAAAGTGGCATTCGCCGAGCTGTTATTGCTGCAACTAGCATTGCCGATCCAGTCATTGGTGAAGTTGTGCCAGAAGACCAGATTTTTGAAATGCCAGAATCGCAATTCTTTGCACAAGCAAAGCCGCGGTTAGCTGATCAAGTAACTACTAAATAATAAGGGAGATTAATTATCATGGCAGAAAATGAAGTAAGCGTACGTAAGAACATCGACACAGAGACTGGCGAAATTGTAAGTGAGAATTTCCTTACACCGAGTGAAGCATTTAGTTCAAACAGTTCATTAAGTAATTACTTCACCACCGATCCTACCGAAGGTTTGGCTGCACAAGCTGAAAACTTGAATGCTTTAAGTTCATCTGATGCCAAACCATTGTCAGATGCAACAAATATGACCCTTAAGATTGTTAAGTTTGTTGCTAACAATGTTCGTATGAATGATCGTCAGACTGGCGAAGATGCAACTTTCCTTCGGGTTGTTATCATTACTGATGCCGGTAAGATGTACTCAACTGTTTCTGACAGCGTCAAGCGTGTGCTTGGTCAATTCTACAATCTGTTTTCTCATGCCGGCCTTAAGTTCAGCAAGGAAACACCTTTTGTTGCTAAGGTAACTTTGAGCGATACAAAGTCAGGCAACAAAGCCTTGGGTTTGCAAGCAGATGTTAAGGCTATCGCTTCATACGATAAGAAGTCGGCAGCTAAGTAAGGAGGCAATGATATGCCGGTAACACGATACGGCGTATATCATGACCTTTCTGAATCAACATACTCAATGTCGATAGGCGGCATTGAGTATTTTTTTTCAAGTAAGGTGTATATGCGTAAATTTAAAGAACAAGTATCTGATAATCGTATTAATTTGATTGCTAAGTTTTTCAAAGCTGGTATCATGATTAACCCTGTTTATATTGCTGATCTAGCGCTTTATCAGAAAATAGAAAAGCGAGGCTTTAGGGTTGTTTATAAGGGGAGGGAACTTACATGGCAGCAGGCAAACGAAAACGCACAACGTCTCGGTACTCTGCCCCTACTAAAGAGTTAGAGCGCAAGGTTGCGAATCGTATTAAAAATGTTCAAAAGAAGTATCATTATGCGCTTGGCTTTGATTTTAGAAATACAGAAACTTTACGTGGTAAGGCGTTAGATTTATATAGGCGAGCGCTTAATCGTTTTCTTAATAGTTCTGCGACTCGGTTTAAGACGATCAAAAATGAGCGTGAAGAGTTTTCAGTTCCCGCTTCTGAATACAATCGTTTTATGAAGTCAGTTAAAAAAGCGAATAAGCAGCGACTAGTAACTAAGAGAAAAGTTGAGAAAATGCTAAAGCCTCCGGAATTCATGAAGAAAAGCAAAGTCAAAACTAATAGTATTTTGGAAGCTATGCAGGGTGTTTTGCAGGAGCCTAAAATGGAATTTTTACAGCCATTAAGTGGTAACCTTTCTATGGTGCATTCGCTTGAGGAGTTCAGGCAGCGGTTAAGTTCTTTTGAGAAGCGTGCTGATTCAAAGTATATTTCCGAGCGTATTTCTCAAATGAAAGAGAATTATATTCATGCAATTTTGAACCAAGAAAATGGTTTAGTTTCTGGCGGTAACGATGAGGCTGTTAGTCGTATTGTGAGTCGTATTTCAAAAATGAGTGATGATGATTTTTATGCGATGTATCTTTCAGATGAAGACCTTGATTTTACCTACATTTATAATGAAGAGGATAAAATGTACATGGTCAATAAAATTGAAGGTGCATTAGACCAAGCAGACAAAGGAATATTCAAAAATAGTTAGGTGGTGTTTCTGCAATGGCAAAAGATTATTGGGTTGCCGATACAGAAACTACCACTGGTGAATATAACGAAAATTACAGTAAAGTATGGGCGTGGGCTATTACAAAAGTTGGCAACGAGCAAGAAATACATTATGGCACTGATATTGACACGATGATGTATTTTTTCAGCAAACACCAAGATAATTACTTTTTTCACAACTTAAAATTTGACGGTTCCTTTATTATTGGCTGGCTATTACGACACGATTATACCTTTAATTCAGGTACGCGTGCATGGCCGCACACTTTTCAGTGTTTGATTTCCAAAGCCGGTCAATGGTATCAGATCAAAATTTGCTATGGTCGTGTTGGCAGGCATTTAAAGTCTGTCACCATTCAAGATAGTTATAAAAAGTTGCCATTCAAAGTTGCTGATTTAGCCGATGCATTTAACACAAAAGAAAAGAAAACTTCTATTAATTATGACTTAAACCCTGATAATGTTGATTGGCTTCAAGATGCAAACATTAAGACTTATATTTCTAATGACGTTAGAATTGTTAGCGAAGCATTAGATGTCCAGTTTGACGAAGGCATGAAAAAAATGACGATTGGTGCTGACAGTCTTGCCAGTTATCGAGATTCAATAGGTAAAAAAGCCTTTGAGCATCTATTTCCGCAGCTAGATTCTATGATTGATCATGATATTCGCAAGGCATATCGTGGCGGGTTTGTGTGGGCTAACCCTGTATTTGCCGGTAAAGATATTGGCGTTGGTCGGGTTTACGATGTCAACAGTTTGTACCCCAGTCGTATGCGATATTCATTGTTGCCATATGGAATGCCCGAAATATTTACTGGTAAGTACGAGCCTAACAAACGCAGGCCACTTTATGTACAGTCTATCCGTTGTGCTTTTGAGATTAAGCCAGATCATATACCAACAATACAGCTAAAAAATACTGGCATGTTTGCTAATAATAAATACCTAACATCTTCTGGCGGTGAAGCGGTGACGCTCACTTTATCGAACCCAGATATTGAGTTGCTGTTCAAGCACTACAATGTGACGCAGATTGAATATTTAGGTGGTTATTCCTTTGCAGCTAAACATGGTCTATTCGATGATTGGATCGATCAGCTTATGGAAATCAAGATGCACGCTACCGGTGCTATTCGGCAGTTAGCAAAGCTGCGACTAAATAACCTATATGGCAAGTTTGCTAAAAGTACGGACAACACGCGCCGCGAGCCATACCTTAAAGATGATGGGTCGCTTGGCCTTCGCATTATGTCACCAGAAACAGGTTCTGGTTTATACATTCCTATGGGTGTTTTCATTACAGCATGGGCAAGGTATTATACGATTACAACGGCGCAGCGTTGTTATGATCGTATTTTGTATTGCGACACTGACAGCATTCATATTGTCGGTAATACAATTCCTCATGTTATTTCACAAGATGTTGACCCCGTGAAACTTGGTTACTGGAAGCACGAAAGCACCTTTAGGCGTGGCCGGTTCTTGCGTCCGAAAACCTATATCGAAGATATTGACGCAAGGCAAAATAAACTCTCGGTTGGTTTGACTTGTTCTTATCCTTTTGGGAGTGAGCAAAATAAGACTGTTACTAAGGTTATAAAGTTAGCTCGTGGAAAATCAAAAAATATAAAAGGAAAAAGTAAAATATTCGGATATATACTTGACAAAAGTATATACGCAAGAGATAATACAGTATACAGTTTGCATATACGATGTGCAGGTATGCAAGACAAAACCAGAAAGAAAGTAACATGGAATAATTTCAATTTTGGTTTTGTTGATGAAACCGGTAAGTTACGTCCTAAGCAAGTTAAAGGCGGGGTGATTTTAGTTGACGGACCATTTTCGATTAAAGCCTAAGCACTACATTGTTAAGCTAGATGACCTTTGGTATTTATCACTTGACGGCAAAGCGTATGTGCTATCTAAGGATCGCAAAGATGCTGTTGTTTTTACACAAAGGACAAAACCAGAATGGTTTAAATGGTTCAAGAAAGTTGAACTAATTTATTTATGAATAAATGGAGGAATTTATCATGACAGAAAAAATTGATTTTACCGCTTTGTACTCTAGCTTAATCGAGGCTGCCAAAACTTTATGTATCATTGAAGAAATTCAGAAGTCCGGCAACAACATTTATACTAGTGATTTTACAAGAACGAACATTAGCGATGTTGTCTTTATTGTTAATAAAACTATTGATACTTTAAATTCATTTAAGACTGATATTTACGATTTGCCTGCTTTACTGGAACGTTATTCATCTGAATCTAATAAAAGGTCTGTAGAATATGAAAACCGACGTAAAGTCATTTCAAGTATTTTGGATAAGCTAAAGGAGGAAAAATCATGACAGTATATGATCGGATGTCTTCTACTAGATTAGGTTACTACGTTACAAATGACGCTGTTTTTTTTAAGACCAATAAAGATTTTGCTTCTGCGAATCAACCTTTTCATGTTACTGTTTGTGATGTAAGTGCTATAAATCGTGATGAGTTAGATTCTTATTCTATGTCAAAAAGCGATGCCTTTGTCTTGTCTAAAGTGCTAAACTGCAAAGTTTTAGTCCGTACGATTTCAAGTAGTTTTCGTGAGATCAAAGCATGAAAACATACATTATGATTTTTCAAACTGACAAAATGGAACATTATGAACGGCATGAATTGACGATCAAGCAGTTTGAACGTATGATGAACTTTATAGACCGGCGGCATGGCAATATTCGCATTGTTTCGTTTGAGGTCAGTTCAACGCAGGAAGAATTGGTTTAATTAAGGAGGCTGTATTATGTATCTAATCGCACTATATGTTAAGCATCGCATCATGGTTCGCACTTCTCCTTGGTATTCGGGCTATCCGCCGCTGTCAGTTAATCATGACTTTATTAATCGCCCAATTAATTTGCCTAATGAATCCGATCATGGTTCAGTTGCTATTCACGGTTTCCGTGGTGACGTTGAAGCGCCGTTGTATACGTCAGATCAGATTTCGCGTCATTTAGACTATTTAAAGAGTTTTACTGGTGATGTGACTATTAAGGTAATTGGTGATATTCATGAATAATTATACACTTGTAAAAATCATTAGTGATGTGCCTTTTGTCACTAAGGAAAAGCCGTTGTTAAACTTGAACAGCACCGATATTTATATCATGAATGACAATCTTTTGGCTGATATTGGTAAGCAGATTGCTAACAGCTTTCATACATCAAGTGCTTATCAAGTCGTTGGTTACATCAAGAATTTTAAACTAACGATTGGTGACAGTCCGGTGTTGTCATTTGATATTTACGATTTTAAGCCAATCATCACGGGGGCATAGCATGGATAATGAACAGTATTTAATTTGCAAGTTTGGTGTCTGTTACCTTTCCAGCTTTGATCGTGTTTTTTCTCAAGATGTCAAAGATGAATGGTACCCAGTGACGGTAATGACCACCAAAGAACTGGAAGCTAAGCGTTTCGATGCTGCGACTGCTAAAACAGTTGCTGGCTACATTGGTGGTGACTGGTACCAAGCCAACGCAACGTATACTAAAGTTGACCCGTCAACGCTAGGAGGTGCCTAATGGCTTATCACATTACTTATCATCTTATGTGCAATGATGGCCGAACCTTTTTTAAGATTAGTGACGGTCAAAGTACCGTGCCTTTAGAAATTACTGATTGGCCGGTTGAGAAAATCGAAGAATTTTATGAACGTTTTAAAATATCGTGATCATATTAAAGCAGAAATTGATATTACACACGTTAAGAAATACAATGCTGCATGGAATTATGTTGTTGCTTACAATGGAACCCCTTGTGCCATTTAACGAAGTCCTAGGCGTGCTGGCCTAATTGCTTCCTATTTAGAAGGCATTCCAGTTATTTTGAATGACAAGTCATTGCAGCGAACGCTTGACAAATTGATTGTTAAATGATTAAGATAAGTATGTAGGTAATAAGCAAACGCTTTGAGCTACGTGCTTTGGAATTACCCACCGAGAGGTGCCCTAGTCGTTGACCGGTTGTGGTGACTGGTGCTCATTGCTACTTATCACTTGCCATTTAATTTTGCCGTGCAATTTAAAGATTGCGCGGTATTTTTTATGCGCGTATAATGAAAGAAAGGACGGTGTTAAAATGGCAATCAAACCGGAAGAAGTAGACGCTTTAATTTCAGGTATTAATGATAAACTGGGTGATAATGCTGCTAGTGTTAGTGAAGAACTAACACAGTTGCGGTCTGGTTATACTGGGGTTTATAGCGAGAATGATGATTTGGCAAAAGCGAATAAAGAATTGTCCGATGCTCGCGCAACTTTGATTGAGACGAACGGTAAGTTGTTTAATCAGTTAAAAGATGCTATGCCAATGACTGGTCAAAAGCAAGATTCACCAGCTGGAAATCATGACGAAGAAGACCCAGACCCGTTGAAAACAATGCTAACGCACGCAGAAGAAGGAGTTGAATAAAATGTCGCAATCACGTATTAGTGGTAAAGAAATTGTCACCATGCTTGGCGAACCAGACGTTAAGTCTGTTATGGACGGTATCTGGAAGTCTTCGCCAACCTTGCAAGATTACACAGACTTGCCAAGTAGTTACAGTGTCGGTAATTTCTATGATGCTTTGACAAGTTCGCCAAAAGCAATGAATGAATTTGTTGACACTTTGATTACTCGTATTGGTTTGGTTATTATTAAAACAAAGTCATTACAGAATCCATTGGCACCATTTAAAAAAGGTGCATTGCCATTAGGTAAAACGATCGAAGAAGTTTTTGTTGACTTGGCAAAGTCAGTTAAGTATGACTTGGCAGCGAGTGCCAATGATGTTTTTGAAGTCACAACACCAGATGTGAAGGCATACTATCACACCCGTAACCGGCAAGACAAAATTCCGGCAACGATCACAGAAGATAATTTGCGGTCTGCTTTTACTAGCTGGAATACGCTTGGCAGCTTTTTAGCCAACATCATTACTTCGATGTACAATCGAAATAACGTTGACGAATTTCGTTACATGAAGTTGCTGCTTGATCAAGCGATTCAAACTGGTAATATGACAGTCGTTAAAGTGCCAAAGCCAAATACGCCAGCTAATGCTGCGCAAGCAGTTACAACAATCAAAGGTATTTCCAACCGCATTGAATTTCCGACTCGGGAATACAATGGCGCGGGTGTCATGACGCAATCAACCAAAGATGAACAAGACTTATTCTTGACGGCTGATAGCGATGCTTACATGGACGTTAATGTCTTGGCATCAGCATTCAATATGAGCAAAGCCGATTTCATGGGTCATAAACATATGATTGATTCCTTGTCTTCGACACCTAACTTGGTTGGTGTTTTGGTCGATCGTGATTTCTACATGGTTTACGATCAGTTGTTCCGTATGACCAACCAGTATAACGGTTCTGGCCTTTATTGGAATTATTGGCTGCATGTTTGGCAGGTCATGAGTGCATCTCTCTTTGCTAACGCGATTGCGTTTGTCTACGAAGATGCCGATCACCCGATTAAAGATGTTACCAGCATTGTTGTTAACCCTGCGACTGTTAGTGTTGCCGCGGGTAGCAGCTTCCAGTTCTTGGCCGTGGTTAAGACGACTGATGATAGCGTTGATAAGTCCGGTGTTTGGTCAGTATCAAATGCTAAATCAACGACTACTGTTGATAAAACCGGTAAAGTTTCCGTTGGTTCTGATGAGACGGTTGGTACGGCTATTACCGTAACTTTTAAATCGAATCATAAAGAAACAGACGGTACTTATACTTCTGGTTCGGCTACTCTGACAATTAAATAATGAGGCGAGAACATGGCATACGGCGATGACAACAAAGTTGGCAACAACTTTATTGACAATACCGTTGCCCCCACTGGCACATTACTTTATCTCATGTCTGGTGTCCCCCTTGACACAACAAATAAAAACCAGCTTTGGTTTGACACGCCATTAGATCAGCAGAATTACTTTTTGCATAACTCTGAATTAAACCCGATTATTGTACGCGCCGAAGATTATTCTTATCAACGCGTGCAAGGGAAATTGCGAGTTGGCATTAATGCAGAGAAGCTATATTCATATAACTACATTGCTTTTCAAAATGATCAATATGGCAGCCATTGGTTTTATGGTTTTGTGACTGATATTCAGTATGTATCAGAAGCCGCGTCAAACATTACGTTTAAATTAGACGTTTTGCAGACGTGGCTTTTTGATATTAAATTTCAGCCAAGTTTAGTCAAGCAAATGCATGATAAAGAATTGAACAGCGCGGGCAACCCTATTGCAAGAAATTACGATGAAGGTTTGAATTATGGCAATGATTATAACATTGTCGATCAGGTGCATATTACTGATGAGCCAAATCCTTATATTAGATGGTTAATTATTTTAACCACGCTACCCTTTGAGCGAGAAGCGTATACAAAATATGCGCCAACAACTTCATTTAATGGTGTGATGACGCCATTATATGCGTACACGATACCATTCGATTTACGCAACCCCTATGCTTTGTCAAGTGTTACTTACAAAGACCCGCAAGGCTGGAATATCATTATCCCACCTTTTGGGACGATTGCTAGTGCTATTTCAAAGAGTGAAGATATGGCTGGCAAGGTTGTCTCAATGGAAATGGTCGATTGGAAACCGAGCGGTATTACTGGCAGCTATCCGAATTACACGTTTACTGGCGCAGGTAAAACCTATCCAGTATGGGCGAGTGATTTTCAAGAAATGGGTATTGGTAACGGTACTGCTGCTGGTTCTGCAGGACTGATTCGATTGGAACAAATTCCATTAGACAATTACCAAGAATTTAATCTTGGTAATGCCTACGATCACTTCACACGGCACCCGACTAGCAAGTTAGACAACTCACCCTATTCGATGATTGAACTAACTGACTTTAAAGGTCATATGCAGATGATTAAACCCGAATATTTACCTCATGGTCAATTGGTTGTTCGGGCGCATCAATCTGTTAGCTGGAATACCAAGATTAGTTACAATGTTGCGCACTACAATGATAATGGGACTTTTCCTTACCATAATTTCTATCCAGAGGGCGTGCCAGCAACCAATATCTATATGCAAAACTGGGATAGTTCAATTGCTGATTTTAACAGTGGTGATATTCCAGTTGCTACCGATGCTTTAGCTGCGTACTTGCAAAGCAACCGTAACAGCTTGCGTACTGCAATGACGAATGCCGAAGCCAGCGGTAATACGCAAATGACGAATAGTATGAACTCTGGCATTACTGATACGATAACAGGTGCTATTCAGGGTGCCAATAATGGCCTTGGCTTTTCTGGCCTCAATGTTATTGGTGCTGCATTAGGTGGTATTACTGGTGGTGGAACCGCAGCCATGCAAGCTATGACAAATTATGGTAATACGCAACGATCTGTTGGTACCAGTATTGCGAACCTTGCTCGTTCACAACAAGCAAAAATTGCCGATATTAAAAATTTACCCGAAAATATTTCTGGTATGGGTAACAACACAATTTTTGAAGCGAATAATCTGATCACGGGTTGTTATGTTGTTTTCAAGCAACTAAAAGATGAATACGCAGAAAGTGTTGGCAGCTTCTTCAATATGTTTGGCTACAAAGCGAATCGTTTAGTCGACTTGTCCGTACCACGATTATGTTTTCATAGTCGTAAATATTGGAACTATGTTGAAACGGTCGATATTCAAATTGTTGGTCACATTAATGCTGACGATATGGCAGAAATCAAGTCGATTTTTAATAATGGTGTTACCTTGTGGCACACCGATGCACAAGTATTAGTCGGTGATTACAGTAAAGACAACACAGAATTGTGAGGTGAAATGAATGGCACGCAGACAACGAGGCAGAGCGTATTACAATAATTGGTATCAATATTACACCCGTCAATTAATCGAATTAGCCCTAACTGTTTATAAATGGGAAGGACTACCCGATTCAGTTGATCCACGTTTTTTAGAGGAACAGCTTTTAAGGAACGGTAAAGTGGTTTTCGTAAAGTCACCGACAATTGGATATGCAACGTTGCAAGTCATCGAAACTGGTAGTATTGATCAATACTTCACGCCAACGCAGCGATATGCAATTGCGCCTAACTTACAAAAGCTGGCTGATATTAAATTCGATAATACCGATAGTGTCATGATTTACAACAACTACATGCGGACGGGCGATTTAGTTAGTCTTGACTTATTTGCACAGGAGTTGGCAGAAATAAAAGCTACTATTCATGTCAATGCACAGGCGCAAAAAGCCCCACGGGTATTTACGACTGATGACAAACAAAAACTTTCCGCATTTAATGTTGTTTCCAAAATGGATCAGTGGGAACCCGTCATTGTTACGAACAATAAACTTGCATTAGGAAAAATGGACGTCATGGATAATTCATCACCATACGTCATTGATAAGCTAGATTTGCACGAAAAACAAATCTGGAATGAAGTGATGACGTATTTATCCATTAATAATGCTAACCAAGATAAAAAAGAACGGGTGCAAACTGCCGAAGTCAATGCCAATAATTCGCAGGTTATTACAATGGGACTTGCCCGATTAAAGGCACGCGAAGATGCAGCGGTTAGAATCAACAAAATGTTTCCGGGCTTAAAGGTTCGATGCGTTCGCCGCGATAGCTTATTCGATCAGGAAGACACCGAAGCTGATAAGAAAGGTGACGATCAAGATGAGTAGCTATACGATGATGCTTCGCAAGCAGATTGACTACTTGTTGATGCCGACCTATGATCTTAAAAAATTAACTCACGACCAAAAAATTGACAACGTTTTACCGATTATTTTCAATTTTGATTTTCCTATTTTTGATGAATCTTATCGACAGTTACTTGAGCGTAAGTTTATCAAGTATTTTTACTTTCAAGAACTGGGTTTTGAAACTTACGGCGAATGGCATTTCCGAGTTGAAGAATTTCTACAACGCAGAATGCCCTATTACAATCGTTTATACGTATCAGCGTTGAAAAATGACTATGACCCGTTCGATGATGTCGGCTACAAAGATACGTACACGCGTTCCAATGACAGTAATCGTGACACCAATCAGACTGGCGCACATAGCGACCATAGCGAAACTGACAGTGAAAATCACCAAACAGGCAGCGGTACGGCTGACGGCACTTCGCATAACAACGGTGCAAAAGATACCAAAGATACTGGCACAGATAATTCAAGAACCATTGATCAAGACACGCCGCAATCGACCCTCGCTGCAAATGAGCATTATGCAAGTGATATTAAAGTCACTAATAACAACCATGATAATGACAGTTCAGAAACGCACAGTGATGATAATACTTCGCACGAAGACACCACCAGTAAAGGTGATGCAACCGGCAAAGTTACATCTGATAGCAAAGGTGATACCGGCTTAACAGAAAATCAGAAGTTCCAAAATACCGAACAGTATCTTTTTGAGCGGCACGGCCGGACTGGCAGATTCAACATTGGTCAGTTGATTGCTTCGCAGCGAAAGAATATAATCGATGTAGATACAGCGTTGTTTGACGAGGCACGAGATTTATTTGGCCTATTGTATGATTATTAGAAAGAGGTTATGTTATGGATAATTTAACTCCAACTGGTTATGGCTTTAATTTTCCGCATTTTAAGCCACTGAACTTTAAAGATTACCGCAACTATCTGCCAACCGCATATGATGCTTCATTGGATATGCAAGAATCGTTATTACAAGTCTTGAATTTTTGTAACGAGATGGGCTTACTCAATCAAAACATGTCTGACAATTGGAACATGCTACTTGGCTGGATTAAGACAAATGGTATTGATGATGCCGTAACGGCGCAATTGAACGCATGGGTTGTGGACGGCACAATGGCAAAAGTTCTTAATAAAACTGCGTTACGAGATATTAACAAAAAACTTGACGATTTATTACAAGATTATCCACAACAGTTGCAAGCTACCAAAAACTTTGTCAACAATACCGTTAATACTTTCAAAAATGATGTCAACAATACCCTTGATGGTCAAAGCATTAAAATTCAGCAAAACTATGATTCGCTGATGAAACAACTATCTTCAATTTCGACTGGTGTAAAAGGCGTTTACAATAATTTGCAAGCGTTAATTGCTGCAAAGCCTAATGGTGATACAGGTACCTATGTGACAACTGACACAGGCCACTGGTTCTTCTGGAACGGCACTACTTGGCAAGACGGCGGGCAATTTCAAGCTGCACAAATTGGTCAAGATCAAATAGACCTTATTGAGCAACAAACTTTAGATTTTGACAACGAAATTGTTAATAGTCATGCTATTAATACTGCTTTAGGTAATAAGCCGTATTCAGCTATTGGCAATGTTAGACTTAATACGCAAAAGGGAAACGGCGTTGTAGCAACAAGCAATGATACAGTTGCGGCTAAAAAAGGCATCACTATTAGTATCGATAAAAACTTAAATCTTTACTATTTTGACGAAACATTAGAAATGATTGTACGAAATGATGACACTTCAGCGCAAAATTTTACTATTGATTATGTTGGTGTCAAAACTGATGGTAATCGTGTATCTTTTTGTTCACCATTAACTAAATTTAATATTCCACCACATGCTGAGGTTAATGTCAATTCTACTATTCCTAGAATAGATGGTATCTCAACGATTGCATATACTGATTTGGATCATCTGGAATTGATGACGTACACAGAAGCAGCCACCACCTACCTCATGCAGATAAATAAGGCAAAAATTTATAATCGTCATCGTTTACAAGATATTGACAATGAAGAAAAGCCGGACACCGATGAGTTGATTTCCAAAGATTATGCTTATTCTGATACATTAAGTCGTGACAAAGTTTTTGTAGAAGGTCTAAACAAAACTTGTCAAAGATTTTATACAAGCGCGGGTAGTGGCGTTTGGAGCATTATAAAAATTCCTATGCAATATAATGTATCATTTAACCAGCATATTAAAGATGACAAAATGAATCGCCCGTTAAAAGGATCAGTTACTGTAAAAATTCCAACTAATGCATCAGGAATTGGTAAATATACAACATCTTTAAGGGTCTATGATACTTCTGGCAAGTCGTATGTTTATGATGTTAAAAATTCAAATTGCAGACTTAAT